TCCAATGTATCTGAACTCGTCAGGGCTCCGATTGTCAACGAGAGCGTAAACGACCCAAGTGGTCGCGCGCTTGGGCGCGTTTGTTCTGTCGAACAATTCCATTGCAAGTATCCCCCTTGCTATCCAGATGTGGTGTTCGGCAGGCGGCTGGATGACCGCTTTTCGCTCCGTCGAGCTAGCCGAACACAACCAGTGTAGGCGTCGCGGACGCCTATTTCTACGCCATGATCAAATGGCGGACGGCGCCGGTGTCGCCGAGCTCACCGTCGAACCGGATGTAGCCGGCGATGCCGAGATCCGGCCAGAAACGCTCACGCAGCACCCCGATTACCGGCGAGCCGACCTTGCGGACGAAGTACTTGCCGAAGTCGCCGAACAGCATCGTCTTGTTGCCAGTGGCGAGGTTCGCCATCGCCTGGTTGATGCTGTAGCGATACCCGAGCAGAGTGCCGGGCACGCCGCCCTGCACGTCGCCGGCGGTCCAGATGTACTTGCCGTCGCCATCCTTCAGCTTGCGGACAGCCGCGAGCGTCAGGTCGTTGAACATGAAGCGGACCTTCGGCGACTGGCGATAGGCCGGGTCGACCGAGTGGATCAGATCGATGATCTCGTCGTAGGTGACAGCAGCCACGGCGGCCGCAGTCTTACCGAGGCTCGACGCGGTCACGATGCCGTTCGGGTCGCCCGCGCCGTCGCCGACGGTCAGTTCCTGGTTAGCGATCTTGCCGAGGCGTTCGCCGAGCAGGTCGCCAAGCAGCGACTCCATGGAGAAGATGCTGTCCTGCGCCAGTTCCATCGAGAACCGAATGAACTCGGTGTCGAAGACATAGGCGTCCAGCGACTTCTGCCCGAAGGTGGCATCCTTGCCGCCGTCATCGGTCAGCGCCGCACCTTCGGTGTGCTTCTCCGCGACGCTCGCGGTGTCGTCGACAGTCGGGATCTTGATCGCGTTGCCAGAGGTGGTGTTGATGACGGAACAGATATCCTCGTCATACATCGGACCCCAGGCTTTCATCGACTTCACGATGAAGCCGGCGAGCTCGGTCGGAACAGTGTACCCGCCAGCGGTGCCGCCGCCCCCGGTCGTGGTCTGCGCGCGGAACTCCTTGGCGGACTGAACGCCGGCCTTAAGGACCGAGCGCTCTTCAGCGGTCAGTTCGTCGAGGGAGGCGCCGACCGACAGGTACTTGTAGAACACCTCGCGATACTCGGGCTTGGCGCCATCAGCCTGGCCGCGGCTTTCGGTGTCAGCGCCGGTCGGACGCTGCTTCTTGCGCTCCTCAGCCGCGCGCTCTTCCAGCGCCTTCTCGGCTTCAGCGACGCGCAGTTCGCGCTTGATCTGGCCTTCGACCTTGTCGAAGTCGGCCATGATGGCGTCGTGGCGCTGCTCGAGTTCAGCGGCGCGGGATTCGTCGGTGTTCTTGGTGATCTCATCGAGCGCGGCACGCGCGTCGACCACAAGCTTCTGGCGCTTGTCTTCCAGGTCCTTCAGGGCCATTCGATTATACCTTTCGTGGCAACAAAAAGCCCCGCAGAGCGGGGCGTTGAGTGAAATGGCAGGACGTGGGTCCGGCCCTCCGGCAGATCGCCGGGTGACTACTCCGAAGCGTCCTGCCGGATGCCTCGAAACTGCTGTTCTTGTCTGGCCTTGCGCTCGGCTACGCGGCGGGCAGCCGCTGCGGCGTCAGCGGCGCGCTTTTCGGCGTCCTTGTCTGCGGCTGCGGTCTCTGCCCGCGCCGCTTCGAGGCTGCGCTTGGCAAGGCTGGTGTCTGGATAAGCGGGCAGCGGAGTGGCGGTGACCTCAAACAGGTCGGCCTCGATCACGGTGCGTTTGGGGATATCGCCGGACTCGTCCCACTCCTGCTTCGTCGCTCGGAACGAAAACGACATCCCAGAGATGTCGCCCCGCTCAACGAGCGTCCACAAGTCGTTTCCGTCCGTGGTGTCGGGGACATCGATTTCGACTTTCAGTCCGTGGTCGTCCTCGGCAAGGCGCAACGTCTTGCTCTTGGTGCGTCCGACCACACGACCCGAGTCGTGGTTCATCAGCGCCAAGATGTCGCCACCGCGAAGCGCCTTCGTAAAGGCGCCGGGAGCGATGCGCTCGACGAAGTAGTCGCCGATCGTCGTGTCGCTATTCCACACCGCAGCATAGCCAACCAGTGTTCGCTTGTCGCCCTCGGCCCTGATCTCGACGCCGAGGTCGCCGCCGCGCTTTTCAATTTCCATCGTCATGCGGCATCCGCCTCGTCGTCGGGTTGATTGTCGTTCGCAGGTTTAGGCGGGTCGCCACCTGCCGCTGCATCCGGCTGCACTGGCGCGGTTCCAAGGGGCACCGTTGCCCCCTGGATGTAGAGCTTGTCGCCATTCGGCAGCGCAGGTCGGTTGTCCAGCCCGCGCGCTTCGTTCGGCGTCAGTTGCGCCGTCTGGATGGCTCGCGCCATACCTTCCATCCGCGTCTTGAAATCGCCGCGAAGCAGCCCGTCGAGATTGTGCTCCACATACCGACCGGCACGCGATCTGCCGAACAACTTCAGGTTCAGTTCGCCCTCAAACGCCTCGGCCCACTGGCCGATCAGATGCTTGACAAGGTGCAGATCCTGCTGCTCGGCATTGCTGAATGTCGCCCTAGACAAGTCCTGCAGAAACACGGGTGGCAGTTGCCACGCCCTAGCGATTTCCTCTACCTGGAAGCGCCTGGCCTCGACCATCTGGCCCTTATCCGGGTCCAGCCCTACCGGCGAAAGCTTGTAGCCGGACGGGATCGGAAAGACCGGCTCGTTCTTGTTCTTGGCGGCGTCGATCGACCGCTTAATGTCGGCCTGCGCGCGCTTGATGGCGTCCGGCCCGGCCGGCAGCGGACCCTCAAGCGCCAGCGGTGGCACGCCACCACCTGCGAAGTAGTTCGACCCGTAGTCGTTCATGGCGATCGCTAACTGGATCGCCTTCGAAGCCAGCATCACCGGGCCGTAATGCTTCAAACCGTCGGGCTTCAACATGAACGCGATATCGATCACGTCCGCGGCCGGGTAATCCTTGCCGTCACAATGGTATGTTACGCGACCGGCAGTGCGCTTGATCGTGGTCTTGGTCGGATCCAGCAGCCACAGCGCCTCGACGCTCTGCGGCCCGCGCTCAATCCAGGCGAGGCCACGGCCGCCGGTGAACACCTGCTGCCAAAAGTACTGCCGGAACTTGAAACTGTCCTGTTCGTCGTTCGGCGCGTCGTGAACGACCATCTCGATCTTGCCGGACAGCCGCTTCGGGCCATCCTTGGTGTCGCGATATGCGTGCAGCGGCAGTGCCGCCATGGTGCGGGACAGAAAGGCAACTGCTGCGGCCACCGCCGGCACCGTCAAAGCACTGTCGATCGTGACGCTCGGCAAATTGGCGCCGTTCACCCCGAAAAACGCCAAAAAGTTCTCAGAACTAACCGGAATCGTGGGGTTTTCGATGGTTGCTGCACGCTTTTCGCGGCCGATTTCGAAGCCAAGAATGTTCATGCAGCCCCACTGCGGCTAGGCCGCGACAAGCGTGTAATCTGGATCATCCCAGGGGGAGGTAGCGATCGGCTCACCCATCGCACGCAACCACAGCCCGATGTTCATGATCAGGGCGACGGCGCCGTCGATTTTGTTCTCTGGCCGCTCTTTGCGGGGGTAGACGTTCTCTTTGGCGTCGTAGTGCCCGACCACGTTACCAATCATCCAGGACAGCGGGTCTCGCGGTCCGTATGGGTGGGCAATGCCGCCGGAGCGCATGCGCGCGTCCAGATCCTTGGTGGGCTCGGAGAAGTTCTGTACCGTCTGGCGGTACTCGACGACGTTGGCGCCCTGCTCCGACAGATGGTTAGCCATCTGCTGCGCCTGCCATGGGTCGTAGCCGACCTCCAGAACTTGAAACCGCCCCGACATTTCGATGACGTCGGCCTCAATGCGGTCGATGTCGATGACGTCGCCTGGCGTAGTGATCAGTTTGCCTTCCGTCTCCCACCCTTTGTAGGAGTCGTTTCGGCTTTCGATCACCGCCTGTTCTGGCACATAGAACCGTGCGAACGGATACAGGCATTTGATGGCCTTGCCGTTCACGTCGACCGTGCGCTCGAAAACCGTCACCAGTGCCGCGACGTCGACCTTGGAAGCCAAGTCCACCGTGATGCGGCACGGCTCGCCAACGAAGTCCTCAATGTCGAGTGTTTCGTCGAAACACCGATCCCAGGCGCGCATGTCGTACAGCGCCTCATTGGTCTGGATCCAGACGTTGAGGTGCTTGGTCAGGAAGTTGGCTTGGGACGCCGGAGAAGACATCGCCTTGCGACAAAGCGCGGCGACGTGCTCCGGCTCGACCGAGATACCGTAGTTCGGGTTAGCCTTGCGCCAAGTGGACTCCTCGGTCCAGTCGTCCCCCTGGTCAATCGTGTAGACGATACCGAAATAGGTTTCGTCCGTCGCCGTACCCTTCAGGATGTTTAGGGTATAGGTGCGGTGCTCGTAGCAGATGCCGGTCTTGTCTGCGCCGGCCGTGGTGATGGCCCAGACCATCGACTGGTTGCGCTTGCCGGCACCGGTTTCGATGGCGTCATAGACGCTGCGGTCGCGGTGCGCATGGAGCTCGTCGATCAACGCGAAGTGGACGTTCTTGCCGTCGAGCGAGTCGGCGTCGGCCGACAGCGCCTCGAAATAGCTGTTCGTCCGCATCTGGATGATGCGGTGCGCCTCGACTTCGATCCCGAGCGACTTGCGAAGCCCGGATGCACGCCGAAGCATCGCTTGTGCAGCGGCAAACGCCACCTTGGCTTGATCGCGCGTGCGAGCCGCGCTGTAGATTTCAGCGCCTCCCTCTTTTTCGCCGAAGCCACAGTACAGGGCCGGACCGTCAGACAAGGTGGTCTTGCCGTTGCCGCGCGGCACCTCGATGTAGGCGCGCCGGAACCTGCGCTTGCCATTGTCGTGGCGCAGCCAGCCGAAGGCGACCGTGAGGCAGAATGACTGCCACGGCTCCAGCGTGATGCAGTCGCCGGCGAGAGGCCCCTTGATGTGCGGCAGAAAGCACGTGAACGTGCAGACGCGCTCCGCGGCTTCGTGATCGAAGTAGTAGGACCAGCCCTTATCGGCTCGATCCAGATCATCAAGCTGACGCTTGCACGCCTGGCGCACGTACTCGCATGCGTCAATCTTCCCGGCCACCACGTCAAGGGCATAGCGGTGCCCTGCCGCAACGTGCGGGTGCCTCTCTGCATCGATCTTCATGGGCGCCTACTTGAAGTCGGCGTACGGATCCTCTGGCGGCTCTTTGGCGCCGGGCGCGTTCACCTTGCTGCGGTCGGTCGGGCTAAACCCGAGCTTCGACAACGCTGTAATGAGCTTGGAAATACCGCCGCCATCCAGCGAGTTTTCTCGGAACATGACCATCAGCCGGCAGGCGATCTCAAGGATGAGGCGATCGCCGTTCGTCAGCCATGTGCCGACCATAGCGAGCTCGGCCCAGAGAGCCTTCTCGGCATCGCCAAGCGCGACTGGCGGGTCGCCGATAGCGCCGTCGGGTACTGGCTCATTCTTGCGCGCTTTGCCGCGTGCGGGGTCCTTCTTGAACGCGCCCTTCAACTCGAGGACCGCGGTCGGCTTCCTCGGTCGTGCCATGGCTAGTCCGAATTCCTA